CTTAATTTTAATAATGCATTTGAAATAAATTCAATTCCTGAATTAATTAACTCCACCGCCTTATCATAGGCAATCTTACCACGGTCGCCACGATAGGCGGTCGATTCCGTTTCGCCTAAAGTTAGCGTTGAGCCAATTGGAATTAAAACCGTCCCGCTCCAACGATAGGTTATATTCGTAATAATGTCCACGTATATTTTGCCTTCTTCTAAAGTATATGGCAAACCCGTTGGTACATTAATAAATGTAATTGAGTCAATAAACTGACCGTTCAAAACATCATCAACGTAGCTTGGTAGTTGTGATGCAGGAACTTGACCGTCGACTAAATCAGCTTTCAAAGATAAATCTTGATTTTCAAGCGTTAATAATCGTTCAATCTCAGTATCTGAAAGCAAACTTTTACCTGGTACTTTATCAACTTTATTATCAAGCGCCTGTGTCGAAGCTTTGCCATTTAAAGCGCTTTCAAGTCCATCAATCTTATTTGTCGGTATCGTTTCGTCCTTGTGCCAGTATGAGTCCATCCACGCCCAAAATTGAGCCTGTGTAGGTTTTAAACCAGTTTTAAACCAATTCTTTAAAGTATTTTTATCTGTAGCCATTATGCCATTGGTATTAAAATATATTCAAAACTTAAATTTTGCACCACTCCCGACGAGATTTCACGTAATCCCAGTTTAAAGGAAGTATTTGTCCTTTCACGCACCGCCCAAGTAACATTGGTGTCTTGAACATAATTACTTGAATTTGATACCATTCCGCCGAGAACCATATAATTATTTGTGCCAATATTTGGAAAGGTAACCGTATTGATTTCATTAACTCCGCCCGTGTCGCCAACGTCGCCAACGTTGAAAACGCCCTGCCGTAAAACAGTCAAAACGGTAGGTTTGTTTTTTATAAAATCATCCGCGCCATTAGCGGTTTGATTCCAGTCTGCCTGTACATTTTTCTCAGCTCCTGTCTCAATTGTTGCCATTTTTGTAGCGACAATTGCAAAGGCAGCAGCTAAAGAATCAAAAGCAGTCTGATCTGCCTTACCGGCCAAACCGGCCACTATATCTTTAGTAGGGAAGCCCCTTTTAAAATCTGCCCAGTTCATTGACTCAGTTCCAACGCCAAATGTTACGTATCGCGTTTTGACCACAGGATAACTATTGAGGTCTTTAAATACGAGGTTAGTGCTTTCCTCAACGATTATTACCGTAGATTGAGCTACGCCGCCTTTAAACTCAAACACTTCGCCGTTTACATAGACAACCCCGTCGGTAACGTTAGAACCAACAGTCTCACAACCGCTGATAATGGACTTGTCTCCCGCAATAGCTCCAAGCGCGTTAAATATCGCAAAAGCCGTTTGAAGTCTGCCAAGAACCAGCTGGTTCATCGGCAGTCCATTCAATAAGCTGAAATTAATAAAATTCATATCGAAATTATTTTATAGGTTTTGCCAGCGAGTGTGTAAAACTCTAGTATGGCTATTATTTGATTGATATATAAGTTGTAAGTAGCCCTGTCCCAATTAGGGATGTAAACAACAAAATCCACCTGTTCGCATTGTTCGGTATAATCTAAATCCAAGTACATCGTGTCCAGGTAATAGTCTAAATTTTCCGAAGGCTGGTACAAATAGTTTTCATCCAGTTGCGGGACATTGGCGATGTAAATGCGTCGCAGTTCTGGGTCTGCTCGATCGTTCAACGCTTTCCGCAAGTAACACCGCTGACCATTGTAACTTAGTTTGTTTATATTGATATTTCTAAAGCCATAAAGCCAAGTATAGTGAAGCGATGCCAACGGCTGAACCATAGCCCGAACGAATCCAAACAACCTTGGCTTTCGCAAGGACGTAGGCAAAAGCAAAAGCACAAGCCGGTTAAAATCTATCTTATACCACATAGGTCACGTTGTCAAAATTTGGAATCTCAAAATAGCCACTTACCGGTACTGTTTTTACTGTAATAGGTTGGGCGCCAAAATACGCCTCATTGCTTGGGTCATAAACCCGGCTTTGTGCGTTTACAATATTTGGAATTCGAACGCCGTCAACCTCCTTAATTTTTCGTTCAAGGTCAAAAAGCACCAACTCACCGTTAAACGGAAGCTCTTTCATATATTGCAAAATGGCTTCCTGAACCGGGTAGTTCCCGTTTAAAATACTCATTCCCGAATCGTTCAAAACCAATGGGTCGCGGAATATTTGCAAAGTCAAAAGCAACTGGTCGGGCTCGCTGTTGATAACCGTGTAAACCACACCACAATCGGCTATTTCATCAACGTAAGCATCAAACGCCTCTTTTTGTTCGGTAGTTATCGGGCTCAAAACGCCTGAGTTTTCAGTGGCAATTTTTATAAGCAATCGGCCAGCATTTTTGGTAACGGCACTATATTTTATAATTCTCGAATTCTCAATTTGCTCAGCTGTCAACAACGTGTTATCGTATTTGTCGGAATCAGCAATAAGGTCATGACCGTACTGGAACTCCAAAGCCTTGGTTCTGTACCAGCTCGGGCGGTGTGGAAACTTCGCCTCAATGATGTCTTCGACTTCTTTTTTATGGGTATTAAAAAGTTGCTCCAGCAAAAAAATGGAATAAGACACAATGTCAAAAAGGATGTTTTCAAAACTTGCGTTTGAAAATTCATTTTTAAACAAAGCGCCTGGGACAAATCCATACAATGATGCTAAAGTTTCATTTGCCATGAAAGCCGCAGTTATTTCTGTTTTTATTTCTAAAATTGTTCTCATTAGCTCACTGTAAAATTGTTTTCAATTATCATCGTTCCAATACCTAAACCTATTTCAATTTCAAATAGTTGTTCTTGAAGTTCAGTTGCAATATTTTTTTGTAAAAAGAAGTCAAGTACTGATATGTTTTCAAATTCAGATATTGGCTTCGCAATCTTCTGACCTGTCTGAAGTAAATCGGTAACTGAAATTCCATTTTTAAGTGCATATTCAAATGCCGAAAGGGTACTTCCGCTATTTTCTAAAGCGATGTCGAATAAGCTTTGTCCGTTCAATACTGTGATATCATTCATATACCGCGTCTATATTTAATGGCTTGTTTATCGACAAATCAATAGACCTTGTTTTTAGCCCGTCTTTTGCAAAGTGTTCTCTAATTCTATGGCGAAATCGCAAATAGTCCTCATCCATTAGCAAGTCCGCCAAGCCAACGCCAATTGTCGGGCTGAAATGCAAATCACCTGGATAAGCCGACAATATCAGAGCTTGGTTTTGTTTCATTGTGTCCCCGATAATTATGCCCTGTACAATTAAACCCGCAGGATTTCTTACAACTTCAATTTTTAAATCGATGTTGACCGCATTTCCATTCGTCAATTGTATCGCTCGATCTTTCATTTAATTACTGTTTAAAATCAGGTTAAACTGAGTTTTAATATTGTTTAAAATAGTTACGGTTGCCGGATCAATACTACCTGGTCCGTTAGGTGTAACAATTACAGCCGCACCAATAGCATCAATTAACATATTGACTAAAGCGCCTAAATTTGCTTGACCATTTTTAACCGTTACTTTTTTAGTAACTGAATCAATTTTTACCTCAAAGTCAGTATTTTTATAATGCACCGCATCCACCTCGTTTACCTTCAGAACCATCAATGAGGTTAACGTTCCCGTTTGGCTCATTACAATTACTTCCGAGCCTATTTTTGGAACGATTAACAGACTGTCTTCGCTATCGCTAATCGTGGCCGTTAATCTTACATCTGATAATTGAAGTTCGTCTAAAAGTTTGATCGTGCAAGTGGTTCCTTGAATAGAAACAATAGTAGCCGTCATAGGCAAGTTGGGGGTGATTCCCAAAACTGAGTTTAAAGCCTTTTTTATTTCCGCTGCTGTATCCATTTAAGCACTTACTTTTACACCTATATTAACCGTTCGCTTTCCGCCCGACGAATTGAATTCAGTCGTTACCCCAACCACATAATACTTACCCGTTTTATCGGGATAGTCTTCATCTATAATCTTTGCGGAATAAGTTGGCTTCACAACTGGAATAAGCCACCCCGTTAAACTTCCTTCGTAACCGTCGGCACTTCTCCTGATCAACTCCGCATCCGCTATTTTTGCCAAATCCGCTTGGGCAACCGAACCCACCTTTAAAGTAACTTTGTCTCCTCCCGTAGTTCCAGCCGTAAACGAATGTACTTTTCCTTTTGAATCGGTACTTTCCACAACGACCTCGACCTTTTTGTCGATTTTCTTTTTGTATTCTAAAGAAGAGCTCTCGACATTCACTTGCATTGAATAGGCTACCTCACCGCCTTTTTCCAAATAAGGAGGATGAATGTGCAACTCCTTTTTATCCGTGTTGAAATAAATATTGGCTTTCGTTTCCTCCGCTAATTTTTTCAATACATCATAGGCCGTGGCCTGATGAATGACAAACTTTTCGTAACTGATGCCGTAATCACAAATCACTTTAAAACTTGGGTCAATTTGTTTAACCAAATTTTGGGCGATACCTTCCATTGTTACCGCTTTCAACTCCTCATTTTTAACGCCCACGCGAAAAAGGAAAAGCGCATCTTCGCAAATTATTTTCAAAGAACTGTCTCTGGTAACAACGTCCTGAACATAGCCAATAAACTCCTGCACCAAAGTTTGATCATAGCCCAGTTTTATTTTTACTTCAGAACCTCGTTTTATTTTGTTTCCAATATTCAATACTTCATTCATCACCATTTCGGGAAGCGATATTTCTGCCGTATCGGCCAATGTATCGACTGATTCGTTTATCGTTACGGAATCGACCGTTTGTAAACTGTAAACCTTACCAGCCTCTCTAAACTTTATGTCCCAAATCATATTCAACATATCACTAGAAATTACCGGGGTTGTTTTCTTGAACCAATAGATTATAGGCAAAATCGCTTGTAAGCTTCAAATCGTAGGCCTGTACATTTTCGCCCTTTGTAAATGGAAATGAATAATCTTCCACAACTACTTTTGTAATACCTAGCTTTTCAAGCGGAAGGCTGTAAATGAAAATTTCTTTTTCAAATGATAAATATTCCATCAAGCTTTCCAGTTGCTTAATTGGGTAAGTGTCCTCGGCTAAGCCAGTTGTAAGTTGTCCCATCAAAATACCGGTAACGGTAATGTCAAAATCCTTTCTACTCCACCGCTCTTTAACGGTACCTATTAAGCCTTTGCCTTGTTTCGCTACATTTCTTTTGACAATATTATTTCCACTTGATATTGTTAACATTGGCTCATAAGGAAACAACCACTTTTGATCTGATCCCGAAAAACTGAACGACAACGGAAAAAACTGCTTGTCCTCACTCAATGGCGCTTCAGCTTCATTAATTGTAAACTCTCCATTTCGGCGTTGCTGAGCAATTACCGCTTTGTCTTGAATGGGCAAAAAAGGAATTCTAGGTAAATAACGCTTTGACATTTCGTCCTGGACAACTTGAGTACGGTTGTACATGCCGACATTGTCGACACCCATTAAACTCGCAAAAACCAAATCTTTATCTGTTAACATATCTATCCAGTTGCTGTTGACGCCATGGCCAACACTCTTAATAATTCATCCGCCACTTCACTTCCGGCTTTATTGGCTGCCTCTTTTGTTGAAACCATAACGTCCTTTAAACCGTTCAATTCTTTTATATGAATGGTAATATAGTTGTGCTTAGTTCCACCAGTTGCTACGGCTTCGTTTGCTTTTTTTCCTTCGGCTGCCGTTTCGCCAGAACCGCCTCCGGCTGCGTTAGCATCAACTCCGGGAACTCCTGGCGTTGTGATACCACCACCGGTTTTTTCTGCCCCGTCCTTTTTCCATTTTACCGCGTCGTATGCCGACTTAAATTCCAAGGCCGCACTCACGGTAGTTGCAGCGGCTTTTTTATAACCGGATTTTATAGACTCTTTTCGGTTTTCAACCTCTTCGTTAAGTTTTTTTATTTCGGCATTATTAGCGGCTTTGTCGCCAAGTCCTGCCATATTTTTAAACTTGTACCACGCAATTTGAATTTTGCTAATGCCAATCATAATGCCATTTACAACAGCATTAAATTGAGCTTTCGCAACATCTACAAAAGCAGTAAAAAGCAATTTTGCCCCAGTAACCGTGTGCTTCCACGCTTTGCCCCATCCTTCCGTTTTACTCACCACCCAAGCGATTGCAGCAATTAAAGCAATCACTCCAGCCACTACTAAATAAATTGGATTTAAAGCCATAACCACATTAAATGCGGTTTGTACTCCCGTCCAAATCTTCGTAGCCGTCCAAACTACTCCCGACCAAAGGGCCTGCATTTTCGTGGCATTAGTAAGGAAGGCAAGCGTCTGACCCGCTCCCGAAATAATCGGCATAAGGTTGGCCATATCTCTTGAAGTATCGCCAATTACACTTGCATAACCTATCCAGCCGTTAGTACCATTGAATAGTGATATTTTAAAGTCGTCAATCTGCTTTTGTAACCTTTTATTTTTTTCCTCTTGCGAGTCCATTACAATAGCCGCCTGTTCTTGTGCTGTATTTGTTCCGGTTACTGCAGTAGTAAGTCTTTCCGCTTCACCAATACCTGCGATCATTGCTATAGCTGCGTTGCTGTTCTCTTTTCCAAATAGCTTTGTGACCAAAGCCTGATCATTCATTATATTTTTCAAGGGTTTCAACCTGTCCGATAATGAAAGGGATTGATCTGTAAGCGTATTTACACTAACACCTGCTGCCGCTAATTCAGTCTTAACATCTTTTGGCAAAAAGCGACCTTGTGCCAATGTTGCCATTACATTCCGTAAAGCGACACCTCCTTCAGCGCCTTTTTTACCGTTTTTATCAAGTACCTGGATAAAGGCATTTGTCTCTTCAAATGAAACATTCGCCGTTTTTGCTGCAAGTCCAGATTGCTCTAAAGCTTGTGCAATTTGTGGCAGTTCCGCAGAACCTTCTTTTGCAGAAGCCGCCATCACGTTGTTCATTCTGGCCATTTCTTTAGAGGCCTTGATTGGGTCTGCTGTGGAAATTTGGTACTGGTTCATTGCCGTTGTTAGAACATTAGCGGCGGCGGCAGTATCTCCACCCATCAATTTACTGGTAATGGAAACTTCCTTTCCCATTGACTTTAATGCGGATGGAACCTTGGCTATTTCTGGTGAAAGCTGCGAAAGAATGAGCTTGTATGACTCAACACCATCTGCGGCAGAAATTCCAAAAGTTTTTGCGTTTTCTCGTGCGTAACCTTCAATTTCCTTTAACTTGCCTCCTGTCACCCCTGCAATTGCGGAAAGGTCGGCGAGGCTTGAACCTAATTTTAAACCAGGATCATTAAGCGACGTTAAACCGTCGGCAGCTGAATTGATATTTTGAATTAAATTGTTTAATCGTAATCCGTTCAGCTGGTTTTGTATTCTTTGAATGCCTGTTCTAAAGTTTCCTTGAAAAGCATTAAATGAGCTATTGACCCTGTCAAAGTTGCTGTTAACCTGAATTATATAACTTAAGGTATTGCTCATTTTTTATTTTCGCTTTTTCTGATATGCTCTAATTCTTTGTACCGTTGT